CAACGAACCACTACCCGCTGATTCTGAATGAACCGACCTGACCCTATGATCCCTGGCAAGCCTGGAGCGGAAGACGTTGTAGCGATGCGAAACAGGAGTGCTTGGATCGAAGCCCTTTATAAGTACGAAGGCCGTGATGACAAGGATCATCCAATGCACGGTCTTTATACAGGGCTAGCGAAGAAGCATTACAACACGATGAGCATCGATGGCTAAACCAAGCGGCGCTTCTGAGGTTGATTTCGTCAAGGGCAAGCCTAAGAAATCACGCCAGGGGAACGGGAAGCATTCCAAACCGTCCCATAGAAGGAAGCCACTTAGGGGTCAAGGCAAGTAAACTCTGAGTGGTTTTGCTTAGTTTCATGATCAAATCTTTTTCTTGCCTCGCTGGCGCTCTTGCTTTTGGAGCGTCTGCGGCTGTTGCCGGTCCTTATGTGAATGTTGAAGCCAATGCTGGCTGGGTCGGTTCTGATTATTCAGGCAACGTTACAGAGACAGCATTGGGGTATGAGTACAGCGAAGGCCCATACAGCGTTTACGCCCAGGGTGGTCCCGCGTTTGTCTCAGTGCAAGGCCAAGACAGCGAGATGGAATTTTCCGGCAAGATCGGTGGTTCTGTCCAAGCGTCTGATCAGTTTTCTGTTTATGCAGAGCTTGCTGGAATCACTGGCGACTTGAACAACAGCTACGGCGGCAAGCTTGGTGCCAAGTACAACTTCTGATCTAGAGTCAGAGCTGACTGAGTGTCGGGCTTAGTCAGACGATGGAGATCACCCCTGATAGCCTCACACTATTAGGGGTTTTTTCATGCAAAAAGTTTTTAATGTGGTCAGCGTTTTGTCGTTTGCGATGTCTGGAGCGTTGGTCGGCACAAGTTTCTATGCGGTCAGCAAATTCCCTGAGATGAAACAACAGGCAATAGATCAGGCTAAAGCCTTAGTCGGTGAGTTAGTTTCTGGAGCGGTGACAGATGCAATGCCTGGGCAAGTCAAAGAGATGATCCCTGTGTTGCCTACTGAAACCGGTCCTGCTCTACCTTTTTAATGTCAGATTTGATCAATTCGCCAGACCATTACAACCAAGGTCGTGTTGAGGTCATTGAGGTGATTGAGGATGCCGTTCATGACGCTGACGACGTTGTGAGCGGTTATCTACTTGGACAGACACTCAAGTATCTATTGAGGATGTGGCACAAGGGCAATGCGCTCCAGGATGCAGGCAAGGCCAGTTGGTATTTGGATCGGTTAATCGCCAGGTTGCAGGGCAATGCCTGAGATCCGCACTATTGGGATCAGTGACATTCGGAGTTGGAACGGACCAGCTCCTTTGTCGGTGCCAACCGCTCCACCGGTGACGGTAAATATTGGCGTTCCAATTGTGGACCTGCCAAGTTTCAATGCAATGGACTTCAGGCCGGAGAAGCTAGTTTTTGATCCAGTCGCTCCGTTGCCAGAAACTTCGACGCCTGAAACACCACAAGCGCCAACGCCAACTGCGCCGAATCTTCCCAAGCCGAAAGCGGCAATTGACGAAGATCCTAGGTGCCCTCCCTTGAGGGCCAAAGAGGTCGGAACGGTTATTCAAGGCGGTAACAAAAGAATTTCGGGCTATGAGATTCAGGACGGTAAATGCGTCGTCCTATATGAATCAATCAAGTTGCCTGAACAAATGATAAACGCTGTTCCGTCTTTACCGGCTGCAACGACTGTTGCGCTTACGGCATCAGTTGGTGTTGCGGCAGGTCTAGCGACGCCATTTTTGTTGAAGCTGATCAAGCCTGCGGTCAAGAAAGGACTGACTAAGGCGTCGAAGATGTTGGGACGAAAGGCTCCACCTGTATCGGTGTTGGAGCGCCGGAAAGCTCAACGGGCAAAGCGGAAGGGATAGCGTGTTTGTGCTGCAAGACTTGCCCTGGCTTGGGCTTGATTACTACGTCAGCACAGACAGCAAAATAAGGCGACTTAGGGTGAAACTCAATGCCTTTGAGCTTTAGTTCCCCGCAATTCTTGAGTCTGGCAATTTCGTATTCTAATCTTCGCGTTTCTACGTTTTGCTGATGCAGTTTGATGTTGGCATCAGCCATTGCTTTGCATCGTGCTTGTAGGCCACCATCCAGGGGGATGGTTACTTGCATCGAAAGTCCGCCACTCCAGTTGTGCGAATCGCGTTGGCCCGTTCTCGTTGGCATCTCATATAAGACGGATCCAGGATTATCGAGTATCCCATTGTCATCCCGATCAGAGAGATCGTATACAGGGTCGCTGTAATAGCTCTCAAACGGAAGCTGCCAAGATTTGGATCGATTGACATAAGGAGTGACCGTAAGAATTGGACCTTGGCATTGAATGCCATTGCCATAAGAATTTGTCAGATGTTGGGACGGTGCAATCATCACCGCCTGATTTGTAACGCTTCCTGAGCTGGTTGCAGTTGGAGCGGCAGTAGCTGAAACACCGCCAATAGTTTCTGCGTTTGCTGGAGCGGCTAGGACTATTGCGAGAAGGTAGAGATAGTGTCTGTTATTTGATTTATTTCGGTAACGCGCTGAATTGTGGTGACGTTCGAGAGACCTGGGCCTGAATAGGTTTCTACGAATTGAAACGCTCCACCAGGGCTGGTGATTTTCCAGCTTGGCTTGTTGTTTACGTCGAGAGCTGACCATCCGTTAACCGTTGTTGTGCCTGGTGTGAGGCTGGCTCCGTTTGCAGGTTCAATGTTGGTGCCACTTACAGAGTATTGCCAGCCAGTTTCGTAGGACTCGCTCACAATTGTTTCAGTGACGTTACTGGTTGTTTCTGTATGTGTCGTCATTGAGCCAGTTGAGAAATTGGGCACAACTGGCACAGCTGCAACCGGCTTGGTAAAAAACAGAGCATCTCCGGCCAAGCTAAAAAGCAACAGGAGCAGGAATCTCATCAGTCAATGCTCAACTCAGTCACGAATTGTCCAATGCCAAGAGTGTTCGCTCCACCGGCTGTCACCGTAGTGGCTCCTGAGCTTGAGATCGTCCCTGCCAGTGTTCCAGCGGTGCCGGATTCAGTGGATTGCAAACTGCCAAAGTTTTGCACTGTTCCGACCGTGGTTGCCGAAGTTGGGACGGCATCCGCTTGGGTGTAGGACTGACTAAAGGAAAAAGCATTGCCAGGGGTGTCCTGAGTTGCAGCAATCGTTCCTGGAGCGTAAACACCTGAAGTGATGGCACCTGTTGAGATGGTGTTTGCTGTGGTGCCATCTGTTGTGTCAACACCTGAACCGCTGATTGAGAAGCTTGACCCGATGCGGTTTGCAGTGGTCATCGCTCCACCGACCTGAAGTTGAACAGAGCTTTGGATCTTATGAGTTAGATCAGCGTGGGCTGCTGGAGCGAATGCCAGAGCAATCGCTAAGAGAGCAAACCGTTTCATTTTGTAGGCGTGCTAGTAGGTGTTTCGACTTTAGGTGGTGTCTTCTTCTGTTGATTAGATGATTTACGTTCAATGCCAAAACTTGCCATTGCACCGGTTAAAAGGCTTGCCACGAACGTATTGTCCATTTTCATTTGAGGGAAAAACCCTAAATAAGAAACGGTTAGTAATGTTGCGCTCCAAACCAAAACAGCGCATTTAACAAGGTCTGCGACTGAGACGCCTTCCTTGTCATCTTGATTTTCCTGTGGATCTGCCATGATTAGTCCAAACGTTTGGTCGAGCGGTGGTAGAGGTCTTAGCAGCTGTAGCAGGAGCGTCGGTCGGTGTAGCTGGCCTAGGGATCGTTCGTGCTAATGGTCAAAGCCAAGCAGGTCGAGAATCGCTAGTGAGGCTCACTTCAGCTATGGATAATTTAGCCGCACGAATGGATGTGCTCCATACCGACATGATGGCTAGAGATCGGGAAATTTTTGCCAGGCTTTCGGACCTGGAGCGATCGGTGGCGAGGATCGAGGGCCATAGCGACCTTCATTAGACTCTGACCAATAGCAGAAATCCCATGGTGTTTCTCGTTCGTCCAATTCTGTTCTCGTTTCTAAAGAGCAAAGCGGTCAAAGTCTTGGTTCTTGATCTGCTCCAGGCTTACGTCAAGACCACGGACAACACTGTTGATGATCAGGTTTGCGAATACGTGAGCAAGAACTTGTTCCCTGAAGCCAGGGTTGAAAAATGAAAGCTGACCCAGCTTGGGTCTTAGTCAGCGGGTTCTTTATTCTTGGAACCTTAGTCGCCGTCGTTATTGGAGGTGGTGGCTTTTTATTTTTGGCTGGATACCATAGTGGCTTGTCTCAACGACCGGAATGCCCTAGACCGGCGTTGAGTAAATGAACCGAGCTTTCATGGTGCTTACCTTGTTGCCCTTCTTTGCGCATTTCAGGGGAACGCCCCATCAACTGGCTGCCATAAAAGAGTTTGAAGAGGCTTTACCTGAAGAACTGCTGAGAGAAGATGCAGCTTGGTTTGAGGCTTGGAAAGAAAGCGGAATAGCGCAACAAACCCATGTGCCCTATTTTCACCAGCTCGACAACGCTGGTAACGGTTATAGGCAATGTTTTAGCTCTTCCGCTGCGATGGTTGCAGCCTTTAATGGGAAGGTGAAAACTGATGATGAATACAACCGAATCAGAGAACGATTTGGCGATACAACCAGTATTGAGGCTCAAGTTCGTGCGTTGAGGAGCTTAGGTTTGCACGCAGAGTTCAGGCAAGACGGTGATGGGAGCCTGGTTGAAGCTGAGTTGGCAGCAGGTCGTCCAGTCATGGTTGGTTGGCTTCATCACGGTGACATGAGTAGAGGTGAACCACCAATGTGTGACAGCTACGGCTGTGGGCATTGGAGCGTCATTGTTGGTTTTGACAAGGATGATTGGATCATGCACGACCCAAGAGGTTTACCAGATATTGAGAGAGGAGGCCATTCAGGACGATATGGCGGCAAGAACGCAAAAGTGTCACGTCAAGCTTTTAAACAGCGTTGGGAAGTTGAAGGCTCTGGAACGGGCTGGGTGATTTTGGTTGACGATG